ACTATTGCCGACACAATACTACCCAATAAACTAAAACAAACCTTTCAAAAAATAGTTGATGGTGGTGAATTACCAAATATGTTATTTAGTGGCACTGCCGGTCTAGGTAAAACTACTGTAGCAAGAGCATTGTGTAATACACTTGACTGTGATTACATTTTGATAAATGGTTCTGAAGAAGGTAACATTGATACACTTAGAACTAAAATAAAACAGTTTGCTTCATCGGTATCTCTATCAGGTGATTATAAAGTTGTAATACTTGATGAAGCCGATTACCTAAATCCACAGTCAACTCAACCTGCTCTTCGTGGTTTCATAGAAGAATTTTCTAATAACTGTAGATTTATTCTTACATGTAATTTTAAAAATAGAATTATTGAACCACTACATTCAAGATGTGGTGTATATGAATTCAATACTTCTAAAAAAGATATGGTTGAGTTGTGTCAATCATTTATGGTAAGATGTCAAACTATCTTGGTAAAAGAAAACATCACATATGATGATAAAGTCTTAGCTGAACTTATCATGAAGTTTGCACCGGATTGGCGTAGAGTATTAAATGAATTACAAAGATATTCCGTCAATGGAAGCATTGATTCAGGTATAGTCAATGTTGTAGGTGATAAAAACTACGATGATCTTTTCTCTTATTTGAAAAATAAAGATTTTAAAAAGATGAGATCTTGGGTAGTAAACAATATAGATACAGATGCAAGTGCAATTTTTAGAGCTCTATACGATAGAATGAATACAAAGGTTGCACCTCAATCTATTCCACAACTTGTCTTAATCTTAGGAGATTATCAATATAAAAATGCATTTGTAGCAGACCATGAACTTAATGTGGTTGCTTGTTTAACGGAGGTAATGTCAGATGTACAATTCACTTAAATTAACTTTATATACTCAAGAAGACTGCGGTTATTGTAAACTGTTAAAAAAGAAATTATCTGAGTGGAACTTTGATTTTAGAGAAATCAATGTAAGTCATGATTTGTTTGCAAAAGATTTTTTAAGAGAGAAAGGTCATCGCACAGTACCACAACTTTATTGGCATAATACACATTTAAATAAGATGCCTACTGCTGAATTAACATACGAACATTTGTGTGCTGAACTTGATTATGAAAACTACGTTGGCGGAGTTGAAAATTGGGCAATAGCAAATCGATCGCAATAGTCGGTGCCGGTGTGGCCGGCATTACAACATCTTATTTTTTAGCTAAAAAAGGTCATAAAATAAGAGTGTTTGATCCTAATGGTGTAGCACATGAATGTAGTTATGCTAATGGTGGACAACTTTCTGTATGTAATGCAGAAGTTTGGAATACATACAGTAATATAATAAAAGGTTTAAAATGGTTGAATCAAGAAGATGCACCACTGGCATTTAGACCTGATGTTTGGTCGTGGCGAAAAATAAAATGGATTGCTGGATTTATTGGCGCAACACTTGGAAACGGTTACCTTTATCATACACGTAAAACTATCGAATATAGTTTACGATCACGTAGGTTAATGAAAAAATTAATGAAGGAAGTCGGTATTGACTTTCACCACAATGATTGTGGTATACTACACATATATAAAAATCAAAAATCTTGGGATAAGGCAAGAAAAACACTCGATACATTTAAAGATAGTAAATGGGGAAGAGTAGAAGCCAAAGGTAATTTAGAAAAAAAGTACAATATATGTAGTGATAATATAGTTGGAGCAACACTTACTAAAGCCGATTCAGTTGGTGATATACATACGTTTTGTAGAGAACTGCATTATCATTTACAAGAAAATTATGACTATAAGATTGCACCAAATACAATAGTGACGAGTGAGGAAGTTAAATATCTATGTGGAAGACGCGATCATCCAAAGTCTTTAAAAGAGTTACGTAATGAATTTGATGAAGTAATAATATGTGCTGGTGCATATACATCTGCGTTGATTCCAAGTTTGAATATATATCCAATAAAAGGTTATTCAATAACTTATCATAATGTAAAGAGTGCACCTACAGTATCAGTTCTTGATGATGATAAGAAAATAGTTGCATCACCATTTGCCAACGGCACTTTTCGAGTTGCAGGTACTGCAGAACTTGCAGATTGGAATCACGAAGTAAGACAAGAAAGAATACTTCCATTGTCAAAGTGGGTTAAAGATAATACATTTGTTGATGAAAACTATGATAGAGAGTGGGCGTGTTTAAGACCTATGACGCCTAACATGTTGCCGATTATCAAAAAGGTAAAAGGTGTTTGGGTCAATAGCGGTGCAGGTCATTTAGGTTGGACTATGGGGATGGCACTTGCAGAAAAGATAGCAAAGGAAATATAATGGAAGCGGAAATGTTAAATCAATTTATTAATCAACTTGCCATGTGTGAATTATTATCGGCACATAGTTTACTTGAACCATCTTTAGCTTTTGATTGCAAGCAGATTGAAACTTTTATTCAAGAGTCTTATTTTGATAATAATTATAATGCATTCGTTAAGTGGTGGGATGCCACAATTGTTCCAGTTGTTGCAGAGTTTCAGACACTAGTGGAAAGTAAATTAAAATGAAAGTGTTTAACTTAGATAGCTTTTATTTTATTAGTAAAGTTGAAAAACATAATGAAATGAAACAAAAGATGATGGATATGATAAAAATTACTTCATCTGATTCTACAACTAACGCTAATACAAACTACATCACAAGAACAGATTATCATCTTGATAATACTAATGAAAGAATATACTTACCTTTATTTTTTGAAATGGTTGATCCATTGATGAAAAATTTAGCAGATTACATGTTAGCAAAAGAATTAACGGTTCACCATGCATGGTTTCAAGAATATTGGCAATTTGATAAGCATGATTGGCATACACATGGTGCAGCGCAATTTGCTAACATTTATTATTTAGATTTACCAGATAAACGAAATAAAACAGAATTTTTTAATATCTTAGATAAAAAAATAATTAGTGATATTGAAGTAGAGGAAGGTGATTTAATTACTTTTCCTGCATATATAATACATAGGTCTAATACAAATAGTGAAAATAAAAAAACTATAATATCATTTAACAGTAGTTTTGAAACTATTGATGAAAAGAAAGTCGATAAATTATTATGAATCCATTTGAATACGTAAATGCAATTAACTATACTAAGAAAGATATTATGGTTGATGATATAGCTGAAAAAGCATATGCACCTTATATGGTGAATAGACAACTATCATACTTTCCAGACACAGTACTTGCTGCAAATGCAATGAATCGCAATCACCACCTTGATAATCGTTTACAATTCGATTTTTTTATAAATATAATTAGAAAACGAAAAAGGTTTTCTAAATGGTATAAACCAGAAACTATAAGTGATTTGGAAGTAGTTAAAAAATATTATGGGTATAGTAATGAAAAAGCCCATCAAGTTTTAACCCTTCTAAGCACCGAACAGATTAATGAATTGAAACGTAAGGTAATGACCGGTGGAAGAAAATAATATTATAGAGTGGACTCCGGCTAGTATGTTGGAAGTTACACTTAATGAACCAGATGATTTTTTAAAGATAAGAGAAACACTTACTCGAATAGGCGTAGCATCTCGAAAAGATAATAAGCTCTATCAATCATGTCATATACTACATAAACAAGGTAGATATTTTATAGTTCATTTTAAAGAACTATTTTTACTTGACGGTAAAAAGTCTAACTTAGAAGAAAATGATGTAGCAAGAAGAAACACAATCGCAACACTTATGAGCGATTGGGGTTTACTGACAATTGAAGGTAGAGATAAGCTTGAACCTATAGCACCATTAAGACAAATAAAAATTATTTCTTTTAAAGATAAAGATCAATGGAACCTATGTCCAAAATACAATATAGGTAACGGTTCAAAGTAAAAAAAAGTTTGTACAAACTATGTACATTTGAAAAAAAAGTATTATATATATTATAGGATGCCGAATGGTTCGGGTCCGTACAACAACCTTGCTTAACAGGAGGATACTATGACTGGAAACTTTGTTTTCCCAAGAAACGCTTTTTTAGGTTTTGACCACATTTTCGATGCATTGCAAGATATACATACGCATGCAAACGATGGATACCCACCACACAATGTTGTAAGAGACGGCGATAGCAAATATGTTATTGAAATGGCTGTTGCTGGTTTCAAGAAAAAAGACATTGAGATTAAGGTGAAGGAGCATATCCTTACCATCGAAGGAAATAGAGAGAAACGTAGAGAAGCAGATGCATACGTACACAAAGGAATAAGTGCACGTAAATTTGCCAAGTCATTCAGACTGTCGGAATATACCGAAGTAACTGGTGCCGATCTCACGGATGGAATATTAACTGTCAAACTCGAAGTAGTTCTACCAAAGGAGAAGCAGCCTCGTACAATTAACATTAACTAATTACGAGGAAAAAATGACAACTCTAACCGCGACTGTAAGTACAGTCACATGCCGGGTATGTGCCAATGTTGCAGCCTGGTTTAAACTCAATCTACAACGTATACAGTTCGCTCGACAAATGGCAGCTAACAGACGTGTTGCTCAAGATCTTATAGGTCTTGGCTTCCATCACCAAAAAGAGCACGATCAGATTCTACAAAGAATGAATGATCGTACCATTAACGAGTACCACGGAAAATACTAATGTGGCCGTATACTGAAGAAGAGAATGATTATCTATCTAACTAAAGAAAGGCGGGTTCTTCCCGCCTTTTTTATTATAAATAGTAATTTACATGGAGGTCAGAATGAATATAGAACAGTTAAGAAAAGAACTTGAAGTGGATGAAGGAGTTAAGTATGAAATATATAACGACCATCTCGGTTATCCTACTTTTGGTATTGGCCATCTGGTTAGGGACACTGATCCAGAAGCAGGTGCAGCACTTGGAACTCCTGTCTCAGAAGATCGAGTTATTGAAGCATTCAACAAAGACGTTGAATCGGTGCTTAACGACTGCACAATACTATATGGCGATTTCAGCAAGTTGCCAGAGGAAGCTCAACTAATAATAGCAAACATGATGTTTAATCTTGGAAGACCTAGACTTTCAAAGTTTAAAGGTATGAAAGCTGGTGTTGACGCAAAAGATTGGAATAAAGCGGCAGATGAAATGGTTGATTCTGCTTGGTATAGACAAGTGCCAAATAGAGCCGGTAGGCTCGTTGAAAGAATGAGAGCTTTAGCATGAGTGATGATTTAGATTTTGATTTTGGTTTTACTGCTGTAACGGAAGATGAGTTAGAAGCAGTACAGAAAACTAAAACAACAGCAACATCTGCACAAGATAAACTCGATAGATTGTATAATGCAATCACTCCACTACTTAATAATCTTAAAAAGAATCCAGAAAAAGAATATATATTATGGCCAAACAGATTAGAAAAAGTAGAACAGTTTGAGGACTATATACAAAAAATTTACAAAAAATGAAAAAAGTCCTTTACATTTGCTTAAAAATATGGTAGAATAACTATAATGGAAAATTTTAAAACATTTTTACAAGAAGCTGAAGGTAAAGGACTAACCATGTTTGATGTTGATGAAACAATGTTCATCACTAAAGCAAAAGTAAATGTAGTTAAAAATGGTAAGATTATAAAGAAACTCAATAATCAAGAGTTCAACGCATATAAGAAAAAACCCGGTGAAGAATTCGATTTTGGTGAATTTAAGAATGCTAAAGTGTTTAATACAACTTCCACACCAATCGCAAGAATGATAGACAAAGTAAAAGTAATTCTAAAGAACGCAGTAAGAAAAGGTTCTAAAGTTATTATAGTAACTGCAAGACCTAACTTTGATAACAAAAAATTATTTCTAGATACATTTAGAAAACAAGGGATTGACATAGATAAAATCTATGTTGAACGTGCTGGAAATCTAGGAAGTGGACCAGCAGCTGATAATAAGAAAGTTATTTTCAGAAAATACCTAGATCAAAAGATATATAAAAGGATAAGATTATTTGATGATGCAAAGTCTAATTTAAAAGCTTTTCTATCATTACAAAAAGATTACCCAGGAGTTAGCTTTGAAGCTTTCTTGGCAAAACCCAATGGCTCTGTTTCAAGAGTAAGATAAGGAGAAGAAATGAAATCGATACTGCGCTTACTGGCAGTGGCAACACTGTCGTTCTTTTTTAGTTTGTCGGCTCATGCTGATAAGTTGAAAGTTGGATTTATATACGTAGGACCAATCGGCGACCACGGTTGGACTTACAGACATGATATTGGTCGACTGGATGTTGAAAAACATTTTGGTGATAAGGTAGAAACCATTTACTTAGAAAATGTAAAGTATGGTCCTGATGCTGAAAGAGCAATCAGAAGTATGGCTAAAAACGGAGCTGACATTATATTCGCTACATCATTTGGTTATATGGAACCTATGTTAAAA